CTGACCTAAATCGTTCTCGATCAGATACGAGTTAACTCCGATCTGCTTGACATTGTATTGAGCTGGTGCCGTGAGTTGATCACTGAAGCCGTCGTTGTCTTTGCAGATGATAATCATGGTGTTCTCCGTTAATTGTTGCCCAATTTATCCGTCAGGTTGCCTAGAATCTGATGAACCTTTTTCTGGTCTTGCTTCGACTCCATCGCGTACTCGAAATAATCGTCAATCTCGTTGATCGCTTTCTGATACGAGAACAGCTGGCTATTGGCTTTAATCATACCCAGCCTCAACTCTTCATATGTAGGGCAGCGACCGTGCTTGTTGCAGCTTCCTGGAGCGTCCATATCCGCAGATACCGAATATCTAACGGGTCTACCGCAGCCACACTTTCCTCCAAACATGGTGTTCTCCTAGAATGGGATTCCGCTGTTGTCCACGCCTTGTTGTGGCGCTGATTGCCGCTGCTGTTGTGCAGGTGCCTGCTGTTGGTATTGCTGGGGCGCTTGCTGCTGTGGAGCGGCCTGTGAGGGCTGCTGATAGCCTCCCTGAGCCGAATGTCCTGAGTGGACAAACCCTAGCTTTGCGTCTTGGATCTGAAGGCGCGGCTTATACTGAGGATCATCTGGCATCTCAATAATAATACCTGTACCTGAAACCTCAATAATTGCACCTTCAACCAGGGCATCAGCATAGAATTGAATTTGTCCGTCCTTAGCGAACAGAGCAGCTGAGTAATTCGTCCACTCATTCTCTTTAGTTTTGAAGTTATAGTTCTTCTCCCCTAGATCGACAAAGAATGTCACCCCTGATGCGTTCGGGTGCTGTCGTGCTGCTTTGTTCAGCTTGCATGTGATTGTGTGGCTCATGTTCTATTCCTCGTTATTAGTGGGTGCTGGTTGCCCGCAGCCGTCAAATATCTGCTCAAGCTCTGCAATCGCGTCATTTGCAATGATGATATCTGCGAAGTAATCTTTACCAATCCCTACTAGCACACTTGAGTACGGGACAGCGAAGGTAATCTTCCTTGGCGCTTCTTGAATCTTTCCCCGTCTGATCAACTCCCGAAGCATCTGTAGCTCTGAAAAGTCTCTAATCGTATTATCGCTCATGTCGTACTCTCCTGTGCAGCCTTATAAAGTTCTGGCTGGGTCATGCCGGTTTCTTGGTAGATCAGATCGCCTATGCTTTGAGCATCCAGTCTGTAACCCATTGCAATCTCACCAACGCAAGCTGATGAGATATTTGATAACAACTCAACCTTTACCGCAATCATGCCTTGCTCGGCTAACCAGGCTTTGATGTCTGATAGCGTTGCCGTATTACCAACAAAGTTTAACTCTCCGCGCTTGTATAAACTCATCATCCGTTCCTCTGTGCAGTGTGTGGCTAAAGCTCAAATATACGAGTTAACTTTTCGACTAAGCGCTTAGCTTCATCTTCATTGAGCCAGTCCGATACAGATTCAGAGTCACTCGCATAGATAGCCATTGAGATCTCTACGTGGAGATCGCTATCAACTGTGTCTGAAACGATTAGGCGCTCAGCTGTTCCAAATATCGTACTCATCTCGTTCTCCTTGTTGTCATCAATGTACACGTATGGGGGTGTATAGGTTATTAGACGAAGGTATTAGACGCTGCATACTCGGCTTCCGTGCAATAGGTCAGCTCGAAGATGTCATGCCTGCATGGGTAGAACTCGCCTTTGATGCCTTTGATTATGTAGTCGCCCTTATTTACTGACATTGTTCCTTCAAGAGTCTCGATCTTGAGATTCCTCATTAGATCTGGGGTGTTACTATTCCCAGTGCTGCTCATGGTTTTGCAGCCAATGCTTGCGAATGTTGCTTTTGATTCATCCCACAACCACGCTTCAATTGCTATTGGCTTCTTAATGTACTTCATCTCTTCTCTCCCATACTTGTCAATAGTTAGTCTTTGACCGCCACACCAAGCGCCACGCAAGCATCTACCAGGAACTTAAACCGATCTGGATAGTTGCGGTGCATGTCGGATAGTGTTGATAACGGCCAGCCTGTTGCGTATGACATAGCTAGCAGGTTCTTTAGTCCTGCTGCTTTGGCTTGTTTTGATGGTGTCATGATTATTTCCGTGACCAGAAGACCCCGGCTAAGGGGTCTCTGTTGTTGTTAGCTGATGTCGAACATTTGGTACCCGCCGGAGCGTTCTGCTGTTCTCAGCGCCTCAATATCAACCAGTCCGCTGTCAGCCATCCATGTGTTGATCTCGTTTAGTAGGTGGTGCCCAAGCTTGGAATAACTTTTGAACTCAAACCCGCTCATGAACCATTTGGTAGTGTGGATGCCGTTGATTAGACGGGTTGTCTCAGTGATGCTTGCGTGTGCTGCTGATACCAAGGTGTCTGTAGTTGCGCTTCCCATGTTGCCGATGATTGATACTTTCATTTCCGTTTGCTCCGTTGCGGTGTGTATGTGTCTATTATGGACGAATACCGGAGGAATGCAATAGTTATTTACGAATATCGTGGTTTATTTGCTTAATGGCTGTTTGATGCCAGGGGTTGTGCGGCTTCAAACCTCATAACCTAATAACTAGTAGTTAGTAATATGTTCCAGAGTGAGTGAGGGAATTTAGAGTGTAAGAAACCCAAACCCAAGTGATCAGGTTTTATCTCTTACACTCTGCTATGTTCCGTCGGTCGTTCGGTCATCGCGAGTGGCTAATCATTAACGCAGTTGATCAGCTCGGTATCTTGCCTCTTTGCGTAGAGTCCAGCCCCTGTAATACCTTTAGAACTCAGTTTCGGTATGGGCTTATCTTTTACCGTTTAAACCTGGCTCGGTGAGTGCGGCTTGCGCCTGACAGATCCTTCCAAGTCGAATGCTTTGGCCGAAGTCAGGACGAAAAAAAACCCATTGATTAGGCGGTTGGTACGTTTGAAAACCAGCCTGAGACCTAGTCTTCAAAACACCACCTATCAATAGGCTCTATACTCTCAGGTTGTGACAAATAGCCGACCAAAGCTATGAGTTAATTATCGTTGGTCATGGGGGATTTTGCAAGCCTGATTTACATCGTAGTCATACTGCTTCTTTACTTTCTTGATATAAATATTTTCCAGCAAAGTCCACTGCCCTATCCTTCTTTCTCCTATAACGAATACGCTGCCTCTCTTTATCACGCTTATCATGCCGCTGGCGTATCTCTGCGTCCTGTCTTTTAGATAGAAGACCTCTGCGCTCAGAATGTCCGAAACCTTGAGGTTCATCATATCGTCAAACGTCAAAGGCACTAGGCCATCAAGCCGCTTATCCATAATACTCTCCACCTGTACTGGTTAATCAAGGCTACCAACGTTTAACCTTGCCCTTCTTCACGTTCTTCTGAGGCCCATGCTGTCGGCTCTCACGTATGCGCTTTGACTCCTCTGTTTCTGTCTCCTCTAGACTCCATGAACAGTCAATGTAATCGTCATATATAATCCATGTGTGATTTGTACCATACCAACCGGGTCCGCCATCTGATCCCATCATCCTATCCTCTATACTTGTTAATCAACCTTATTTTGCCCTGCCCACCACCATCTGCCGTGGGTAGAATGCTTTGGCTCAGGGTCTGTGACGAGTACAGCTACTTTCCCAGTACATCCGGTTAAAATCTCACTGATATCATCAGGGATGTATGTATCGCCATCCTCTGCGCTGTGAATCGCTGCACACAGGACATCGCCGTTTTTTCTGATTCTAAGCGCCATCATCCTATCCTCTGTACTGTTATGGCTGCTTAGCCTTCTTGATCTTCCGTTTAATCCTGCCCAGCTCTGCCGACAAGCTATTGATGGTATTCCTCTGAGCATCTACCAAGGCATCAAGCACCTCAATGCGTAATATTGATTTGTTTGCCAAGTTTCGCTGGCAGCCAAGTTCATGCTGTAGAATGTCAATTTCCAATTCGCTCATCATCCACCTCCATACTTAAATAATATCCAACAGCCTATCAGCACCACTACAGCGACCCAGAGTGCGTGTTTGAGTGTGTCTGACATGCTAGTCACCAGTTAATGTTCGTGCATCTCTATCGGCAATACAGCGACGACTTCCCCATCTTCATCCTCAAACCTTAGATCCATCTTGGAACCATTAGGCCATGTGCTTGATTGCTTGACTGTGTAAAACATCACCGTCACACCGTTCGTCTTCAGGTAGCTGATATTGGAATACCATTCGATAACATGCTCTGATCCTAGAGACTCAAAACGTCGATTTCTATTAAAGAACTCGTTTTTAGATTCTGCGGGTAGCATGTTAATACCCTTGTGATCCAGTGCGCTGTCCAGCTGCTCTATAGTAAAATTACTCATCATCACTCTCCAATCTCATCGGTTTGATCCCGCTTATCACGCATCTCAGCCAGCTTAGCGTCGATCTTCACACGTAGCGGCCATGCTCCCTTATCGTATCTCGATGGCTTATGCTCCTGCCTGGTTGGTGTTAGGTGGCGTTCTTCGAGTATTGCTACTGCCTGCTCTGATGGTGTCATACTGACTCCTTGGTCATCTCAGGCTCTTCGTTCTTAGCCTCCATTGGCGGCTTGTTGCTGGTGAACATGAACTTGCATGAGAATGTTGCGTACATCACAGCTCCGGTGATCTTGTTGACCCCCTCCAGTACGATCAGCTCATATTTCAAACAGCTATTAAGGATATCCTCTCGGCTTCCTACAGGCTCAGGGTCTGCCATTGCCTGAGTTGAGAATAACAGTGCTATCAGCAGGTATTTCATGGTGCCTCCGTCTCTTTAAGGTATAAATATTAAATAGACAACGTATACCGGTATAGACAATGTTGATATCACGTCCCAAACAGATAAGACTGGGCCTGATAACCAATGTTTCTCTAAAGCATCGTTGTAAAGCGCCTTGTCAGCAATCGCCGTGAATATAATGCAAAAAAGATTTGCCCAAAATAGTTTTGTATAAATATCCATCACCATCTCCTAATCAATTTCATCAGCGCATCTACCGCAGATCCGCCTCTGTCCAATATCAACAAAACATGCCAGCGATATGACATCACCCTCTTCAAACGCTCGCCCGCATTTAACGCAAACCTCCGACCCTTTAGCGATTGTGAAGCCTCTCAATAGATAGGCTGCCCGATACTCTTTGTCTGCTACAGTGAACGAATGCATCTCGCTCTCCGCTTTAAAAACTCCTACTTCTGAATTTATTTGATTCGTAAACTTTCGTCTGACTTCTCAATATGAGCGCCTGGATGCCACCCTTGCTTCAATGCCTTCAGCAAACCGACTTTATCAATCTTCGTCGTTTCGACTACTTCCTTGAAGTCTTCTGAAATAATCTCAGCATCGTCAATCACAACAACATCTCGACCCTTGGCTAGCGTGATAGAGAACAGCGGGCATTTGATATTCGTGATGCCGGTCGCTTGCATGTTCATCTTGAGATAGTCGCGCAATGACTTCTGCTTGTTGGTCATCGTCTTCTTACGCGCCTGAAGCCTCTTAATTTCGTCGTCAACAGCCTTTACGTCTGCATTGATGTTATCTACTACCGCAACGAGAGAAGCTGCTTTGGCGGTCATCTCGCCCTCTAGTGCCTCAAACGTATCGCGAACGTCGTCAAGGGTTAATTCTTCCCGTTCGACCAACAGGGCAATCTCTCGATGTTCTTTTGTGATCTGGTGTAGTGCTGTCATTTTGCTGCCTCTGCTTTAATAAACGCCTTAAACTTCGCGTCTGTAATCTGGTCAAGCGCTTGAGGATCAGTCTTAACCGCCTTAATCCACTGTTTGGCCATGTCATCAACAACAAGCGCTGGATCTGCTGCCCTGGTTGGCTTGGTGTTGTTATCCATTGAGTCGGCGTCTTTGGTGTCATCAATCAGAAACAGGCCGTTAAGCGCGTACTTCCTGGCATAGCTCGACGCGGTGCCGGTGATCTGAGAATCGTCCATGCCCTTCTTGGTTAGAGACTCGCGGGCAAAGGCAGAGTTTGTAACAGACTCTTTGCCATCGGTAAGTGTGACGGTAGACTTGATATAGATGCGATCACCGACCATCACCACATCATCTGTCATCGTCACAACCAGGTCACCAAGGACAGGCTTCAACCCTTCAAGGATGTCTTCACAGCTCCGGTATTTGAATTTGCTGAAATCATTCCATTGATTCTTTGGCGCTTTCAGGTCTTTCTGAATCTTGGCTAGCTTCGTGTAGATACTCATCCCTGCGCCTCCCGCTGCTGTTCTTCAAGCTCAAGCTTGTTCATCTCTACGATAAACTCCATATGATCGTCGGTATCATGGGGGAACGGATTTGACTCGACGCCGTGCCCCTCGCTGAACAACCGAGCTGCCGAGAATTTTGGTTGTGGCTGGAAATATTCAGTCATTGTCCTGCTCCTCTGCTAATACGTTATACAGCCCCGTAAGAATGCCGATCAGCATAGCCTCTGCTGTAATCAGCGCCTGCTCATGCGGCCACTTGTCACCGATCAAGTCCTGGTACTCATCCATCGCTTTACCATATGCTGCTGCGATCTTTACTCTTGATTCTGGCGTGCCATATACGGTATCTGTTGGCGCTTCAAGTACTAGCGGACGTTTCATTATCGCTCTCCTGTTTTGCTCATTGTGGTACAGCTATAGAGTTGGGGGTATTAGACCTTCGAAGGGGTAGGTTTCGGAATGTTCATAAACGCTGGAACTTTGTTCGTGACGTACTCCCCAAAGTTCGAAATATAGGCGTTCTCTGATTCCGGCCCTGCTTCGTACAAATCGCATAAAGGCGTAAAGTTGCCTGCCTTCCTATGCTCATCACTTTCAAAGATTCCCAGGCAGTACCTGAACTCCTCAACGGTAAAGTCCTCGTTGCCACATCGGCATCCCATCATGTATCGCGTGATCCTGATTCTGTCGCCTTCTTCCATCTCAATCTCCTTACTATTAGCTGTGGTTAAGCAGTTTCTTCAGCATGACATCTGAATTATTACAGGCCATTCGCATTAGCTTATTTTCTTCTTTCCACTCCATACATCCACAATCAGCACATTCCGTACAGATAACGTCATCGTTCAACATCAGAAGCTTGTCAAGCCCCTTCTCACCACACTCAACGCACCTTTTCATATATCCCCCGTTATCAACCCCAAATCACATACGCAACTTCTGCAACCCGCATCCAACTCAGCCCGCCAGTCACGATGATCACGGCTGCTACTGCGATTAGTAAACCCTGTATTGTGTTCTGTTTCCTGGTCATGACTATCTCCGCTGGTTGCGCTTCTTGGCCGCGTATTTGATCCGCTTGCCTGGTGTCGGTTTGCGTGGGGCTTCTGGTATGCACAACTCCACCTGCGTCTCCACGGTTGTATTTAAGTACATTGAATATTTAATCGATTTTGATTCCATGACGTTATCTCCTGTTACCCGCTAGAGGGTTGGTTAGTAATCGGTAGCTGCGAAGAACATTCCGCGCGCTTTCTCACCGATGCGGCTTGATACGTCCTTTTTCACAAGGCCGGATTTTTCCATAACGTCTGATTCTTCTTTCATGATGTCGGCAAAGAACCAAGACAGGAATTGTCCGGTAGACTTTCGCGACAAATCCAAACCCTGTTCTGACAGGTAATCAATACCCTGCTTTACCCTCGCGTCTGTAACCACACGCTCCACGAACTCAACGATTGATCCCAGCTTTACCGTATCGACTTCGACCAGTTTTTTAACCTTGGTTACTGAATGCTTCTCGCCTTTGACCTTGAACCATAGTTCTGAGGTTGGGTTGTCAGTGCAGCGCCATACCACGCCCTCACCTACGCCCGACACGCCGAAGTTCTTACCAACTGGGCACTCTGCCTCTACCTGCTCGGTAATAGCCACCAGCTTGTTAACAGACATCTCTGGCGCGTTGAAGTCGATATCTACTGAATAAGTTTCGAATAGAGTTGAATTAAAAATGCGGTGCGCTGTTGATCCGACTGTTGGGTTAAGATCGGCCCATTCACCATTCTCTGGATCATCTTTGAATACCTTAACAGCGAAGATGACGAACATCTTTTCAAGCTCGGAAATAGCCACGCCTTTCTGAACACCGCTGCCGCACCACTCACCAAACAAGACAACCTTTTCCACGCCTTCGCGTAGGTATCCGCTGGCAATCCCAATGATCACCGACTTGTCAATCTGACTCATGTAGTTAGCGAAACCAGCGTTGTCAGTTTCAGTCGTTATCTCGTTGTTTCGTGATTGATAGGTGATAGCAGGTTCACCACCCGACATAGACACAACAAGCGCTGCGTTTGTGCCGTGCAGCTTTACCGTGCCGTTGAACTGCAAAACAGTGTTGGTTGAGCCGTAAGCAAACCCTACCGCCTTCTTTACGTGCCTGAATTGATTGATTGATGGAAACTTGATCATCTGTAAATCCTCGTTGTTGTTAAGTCAAACTCTGCAACCAGCCCTCAAATACCAGCGCCGACAACATTGCCATTACGCCCATCGTCCAATAAACCCGGTTCATAATGTGCTCCATTCTGCTCCAATCCTGGCCTCGTACATCAGTGAGGCGGTAGTGGTCGATCCATAGCATAGTGCCGTGATCGTCGATTAGAGTGTCGTGCATTCCGATTAGGTGCCGGATAACGCTGATTCTCATTACCCAGCATTCGGTGGTTTGGGTGCCGCTTTGATATTCCATCATCGCCCTTCTCCTTTTGGTGTACCTAAACAATAGCGCCTTGTTGTACGATCGTCAATAGATATTTGTGTTGTTTTTACCAAAGCTCTGTACTATTATAGCTAGACACAAACAGGAGGCAACATGGCAACATTAGGCGTTAAAGAGAAACTTGATGAGATCGCGAAGTACATTCCAGGCAAGGCCAGCGACATTGCTGCGATGCTTGATGTACATGTTAATACGCTCAATAACATGAAGGCTGACAGCTACAGCGTATCTGTCGTGATGTGGGACAAGATCGAATTGCTGCATAAGAAGGCGATGAAGATCAAAAAGATTGCGGGTGATAACGATGAAGCTAATTAAAAAAGAGGTGCCAAATTGGCGATGTGCTGGCTGCCACTACCTCGATGAAAACCCTGATTGCCTTAATCGCTGCACCGCCCCAAGCCTAACAGAGTGCTGTGGCGAAGAGACCGCATATATCTTTGTTGAGGAGATGCCCAATGAAGCCTAGATATATAGCTCATACAGGTAAGAAGCAGCCGGTAGCTGATGATGTGGTGGTAGAGGTCAAATTCCGTAGCGGGAGAATCGATGACGATCTAGATGCTGGGGATATGTTTTGGGAACACGACGGTTCCTTCTGCGACATCATCGCCTACCGCGTTATAGAGAATGAATAATGGAGGGCTGGCTAAAACTCCACAGGTCGATAGCAGACCACTGGATCTATTCATTCAAGGAACCGGACAAGGCTTTAGCCTGGATCGATCTGTTGATCATGGCAAGGCATACGGACGGCACCATTATGTTGAAGGGTAGAGCGTTAGAGCTTAAGCGTGGACAGGTTGGAATGTCTCAACTAGCCATGCAGAAACGATGGGGGTGGTCACAGAACAAGGTAAAAAGGTTTTTAAACTTGCTCAAAAAACACCGTATGTGTGACTTTGAAACGAACGACCTGACAACCGTTATAACCGTATGTAATTTCGATAGTTATCAGAGTCGAGAGCGTACAGACGAACGACCTAACGAACGAGCAGACGAACGACCAGTCGAACGTACCGCGAACGACCAGTCGAACGACGATATAAGAATGAGAGAATGTGAAGAAGGTAAGAATGTAATTAAAACCATTGATCAAACAGACCTTGATCGACTGTTCGGTTTCTTCTATTCAGCCTATCCAAAAAAGGTTGATAAGCAAAAAGCCAGTCAGAAGTTCGGGTTGATCTTCAGAGGTAAGCAACCATCTCAGGCAGACGAACTGTTAGACCTGATCATCAACAACATCAATCAGAGGATTGCAGCCGGTGGGTGGGACTTGGCAAACAAGCACTTCATACCTGGACCAGCTAAATACCTGTTAAACAAATCTTGGGAAGACGAAATCATAGGGGCACCGAATGGATCACATCAACAAACATCTGCACAACAACGGGCAATCGACTCAGACGACACAAGCTGGGCAACCTCGCCAGCATTCAGAGGCAGATTGGAAAGCAACGGCTCACATAGTCAACGGCATCTTCAAGCAGCTTCAGGCGATTTACCCGGCATGGAAGCAGGCTTACTCATCGACCACGACCCTGGGGGAGATTAAGAAGCAGTGGGCAATTGGCCTAGTCGACGCGGGTATCACTGACCAAGAGCTTATTGATGCCGGTATTAATGCCTGTCGTGACTCTGGCTCGCCTTTCATACCTACCGTGGGTCAATTCATAGGTTACTGCAATAAGGCCGTGTACGAGCGCCTAGGTGCCTTAGATACGATGGCAGCTTACAAACATCTACAGGGTCATTACGCCACACCAGCAGAACACAGAGAACCATGCAGACTGAATCCATTCGTTTATCACCTGATCACCGATACCGGTTTCGATCCGTTCGCGTTCAAGGCTATGAGGACTGATGACGCTATCAAATCATTCTCATCTAGTTATAAGGTCGTATTGGACTATGTGTCAAAGGGTGGTGAACTACGCAAGCCTATCGAACCTGATATGCGGATTGAGAACCCTTCCGGCGTTACTCACAAGAAGGGTCGTATACCTGTAGAGGATGCACAGTCAATTATCAAAACGATGCGTGAATCGCTGAACTTGGAGAAATAGAGATGAAGCAAACTAGAATTATAAGTGCGTTCCCTGCTTGCGGTAAGACCCATATGTTTGAGAAAGGGTATGACGACAAGGTGATTATCGACAGCGACTCTAGCCTATTCAGCTGGTTGTTAGATGATGACGGAAACCCCACAAAGGTGCGTGATCCAGAATTCCCTGCTAACTACATGGCGCATATAAAAAACCAAATCGGTAAAGTAGATTTTATCTTGGTTAGCAGTCATATCGATGTACGCAAGGCGCTCAATACTGCTGGTCTTAATTGGTGTTATGTATTCCCAAGAAAAAGTCTAATGCTCGAATGGGTTGGTCGATGCTGGATCAGAGGCAGCGATAAACAATTTATTGATTGCCTGATTAAGAATTGGGATCAGTGGACATCAAACCATTGGGACTACGCACCAAGCGCTGTTGTATGGCTAAGTAGTGGTCAATATCTTGCTGATCGTATGCCGTTTATTCAAGACTTACAATTTAACTATATTGAGGCACCCAATGATAACCATGCTAAACCCAGCGCCTAACCTTGCAGAGGCCGAGCGTACACAGAGCCGGTATTACTTGGCTATCAATCCATGCATCAAGAAGGGGCACATACCAGCGGTTTACTATACGACTAGCAGAGCATGTGTAGCGTGTTCGTTACAGCGCAGTCATGAGCATCCAAAGCCTAAGCAGGCAGAGGTTGCGGAAATCAACGACCCGGCGCGTGATGTGCTTAGAGCTGCTGGGTGGTAGGAGATAGAGATGAGTCAAACTAAAACGCAATCAGCAATCGAGGCGGTGATGAATGTCGTGGTCGGCTTTCTGATCAACTTCACAGCAAATATGACGCTGTTTCCGCTGTTCGGCTGGTCGATATCGGTTGAGCAGAATATAGGGCTAGGAATTATCTACACGCTGATATCCCTGATTCGTTCGTATTGTTTGCGCCGGTTTTATAACTGGAAGCATTCGACTAAAGGATAATACCATTCATCCGCCCATGCTCTAGTGTGGGTGTATAGATAACAGGGGTAATGATATGAATAATGCAGATATGCCAGCAATGCCGATTCAGCTAGAGGATTTCGATGAGCAGGGTCTAGTCTTCGAGGTTGAGCAATTTCACGGCTTGTCCAAGCGGGAACACTTCGCAGCTATGGCTCTAAATACGGTGCTTAGTAACTATAACCCGTGGGAGAACGGTGATTTTGATTCCAGTGAATGGGAGGCAGCCGCTAAGAATGCTGTTGGCTTGGCAGACGCACTGCTAGCAGCGCTGGAGGCCGAAGATGACTAACTGCAACAAGTGCCGCGACATCCCCACATACGCCGAGGCAGGCACTACACAGCCATTAGAGCGTAAACCGTGCCCCCAATGTCAGATAGACCATAACGCTGATGCTGTGCGTTCTATGGTGCGTAATATGACTACTAGCGTGGATGTGAAGGTATGAAAGTCCTCGACCTGTTCAGCGGTATAGGTGGATTCAGCTTGGGGCTTGAGAGGGCAGGTTTTGAGACAGTTGCATTCTGTGAGTTTGAACCACACGCCCAGGCCATTCTTAAAAAACATTGGCCTGATGTGCCGATATTTGACGATGTGAGGGAATTAGATGGACGACAATTCAGAGGATCAGTTGACATTGTTTGCGGGGGGTTCCCCTGTCAAGACCTATCCGTTGCAGGCAAAAAAGCAGGCTTTGACGGTGACCGCTCAAGCTTATACGTCGAGATGCTTAGAATTATTAGCGAGTGTTTGCCACGATACGCAATTTTTGAAAACGTCACAGGGCTGCTTAGCGGTGACAACGGGCGATGGTTCGCACAGTTTCTCTATGACCTGGCCGAGGTCGGGTATGATGCGGAATGGCATTGTATCGAAGCTGCCTACCTTGGCGCACCGCACAGAAGGGACAGGGTGTGGATTATTGCCTACCCCAGTGAAGGCGGACGCGACGACGGGGAGCATCATCGGGAAAAACGACACATACAAGGTGAATCAGAGCGGAACCATACGGAAGATAAACCAGAACGGAGCGGACGGTTCGCTAGGGCTTGGGCGCTGGGTGAAGTTCTTTCCAACGCCTTGCGCGACAGACAACAGAGATCGAGGGAATTTGACGAATCCGAGTATTCAAAGGCGGTTGAGGATTGGGAAGCAGGTAGGTCTATCAGCGGTTGTATCGGAGAAATCTGGGAAACTGAACCCAGAGTGGGTCGAGTGGTTGATGGGGTTTGGAAGAAATCATACCAAGACAGACTTGAGCGATTAGGTAACTCAGTGGTTCCGCAAATCCCCGAAGCGATAGGCCTGGCAATCGCTAACTTTGAGGCTAACAAATGAGCCTCCTGGTGCCGGTATTGGCGTATTTCGTATGGGTCGTCCTGGTGCTGTGGTACGTGACTAGGACTTTGACCTACGACCAATTGATGAGATACATAGGTATGGATTCGGTTTAGAGTTCAATAAACGAGGAGAGAGTGATGAAAGCCAGGTTATACAAATTCAATATCGGACAGGGCGAAAGGGTGATGATCGTGCGACGGCGGCTTATCGATGCGCTGGATGCTATGCCTAAGTGCCTGCAAGCGCGTATCGTATCGATGAAGAGTCAGCCGGTAACGCTTAGCTCCAAGCCGACCAAATAAAAAGCCCCGATGGATTGGGGCTTGGGAGAACAGAGATGAGTTCTAATATTAAGGTTTTATGGAAAGGTTTTCAAGTCGAGGTTGACGTTACTGATTATGTGCCGTCACGCCCTGCACCGATGGCACAAACGCCGGATTGCCCTGGCTATGATGATGAAGGTGATGCGGGAGAGATTGAGTTTGAAGTTGTTGATCTGACAGTTGACTGCCCTGAAACTATTGCTGACGCGTTTGATATGAACGCATCCGAGTCATTGGCGGATCTGGTGTTTGCAGCGATGGAGAGTGAAGATGGACAGGGTTAGATTCGAGGACAATCTAGGCGAACACAAACGCACGGTATCAGCCACAAGCGTTCCACGCGCTATCGATCAGCTGCCAGACGGTAAGCTGCCTTATGGCTGGTTGGCTATTCCTGAGTATTCAAAGCCTGATTTCGTAGATACGGTAATAAACCTAGGTCGCATCTCAGATAAGATGGAAGATGGAAGGCACACATACAACCATATGCGCGAGTTGCTTGAGGCTATGACGTTAGAGCGTGATCAGTTGGCGGCAAGGGTTGTTGAGCTTGAGAGTGAGGTATGCTGGAACAGAAAGCGGAACGATAAACACGGCATGACCAACTTCGAAGATGGCGTTGGCGGTGGGAAAACATCTGCTTTGCTAATCCACGATGCTGAGGTGCTGGAGAATGCTGTTAAAGACGAATTAGACGATACCTGCATGGATGAATGGGAGCGCGGCTATCTGGCAGCAATGGAAGTAATCGCACGCCGAGCTACCAAACTACGCAAGCAAGCCCAATGATCCGCGCCCTGCTCCTATCCCTACTCCTAAGCGGCTGTGCAAATGTAGTCTGGGAGGAGAAGAACGGGATCAACTTGCCGCATCTGAATCTGGGTGACTGGCACGTTAAGGCGCGGATTAAATATTTAGAGTTGGAATGGAGGAAGAAAATATGAGTGAATTTGAAAGGGAGAATAAATATCTAGTCCTTAAGTGGGATGATTTGAGAGGAGCGCTTTCTGAACTTGAGCATAATCAGTTAGCAAAGATATGCGGAAAGATAGGTGGATACCGATCTTCAGTTGGAAAGGAGGTATTTCAGCGGCATGTTGTTGTGAATGAGAATGAAGCCTATGCCGAGCAGGTTTGGGGGCTAATCGAGGCCGCACAACAGGAGCAAAGCAATGAAGATTAAATTTGAAAGCCCTGCAATCTCAGGCAACACCGGCATGATGGCTCTGTGGGCGATGATGGAGGCGCAGAAGGTGATCATGGAGGCTAATTTGAAAAAGTACATGCCGCTCCAGTATCAAATGATGAAGTCAATGAGGGAAGCTATGGAGCGCGGTAGTGACTAGACCTGTCACCCGGGTAATTAAGCGGCTCGAAGACTTGCAACCTTTGCTGATGTTTCTTCATGGTCGCTCTGAATTTCCCTACACAATAACAATCACTACCGGCGAGCCTAAACGCTCTGACAAACAAAACCGGCTGATGTGGCAGTGGTTCAAGGATATGGAGGAGCAGGGTGATAAGTTCGCTGAAGAGTATCGGGCAGAATGTAAGCTCGAAATAGGCGTTCCAATCCTTCGCGCTGAGAATGACGACTTTGCAATCCAGTATGATGAGTTGATCATGCCGATGGAGTACGTTGATAAGATAGCTTTGATGCTTGCGCCTATCGACTTCCCTGTTACACGTCTGATGAGCGTAAAGCAGAAGACGCGGTTTCTCGATCAGATCAGCCACAGGTTTTCAGAGCGTGGATTTCAATTAACAGATCCGGCAATGTTAGGGATTGAGGATTGTTGGAGTAGAGGCGCAATACAGGCGCACCAATAGGGGGATTTATGGATCAAGTGCAAGTTAAGATTGCCCAGCGGAAAAGGTTGGCTAGGCTGCGTGAGCGGTATCAGTCAGTATGTGGCAAGCACCATCCGCAAGTTAAAGACTATTTGAAAAGGGAAATAGAGCAACTCGCTGCCCGGCTTGGCGACACATAACGAATAGGAGGATTTATGGCTGATATGACAACAGCTGAAAAGATGTGTCTAGCGTTCGACTTGAAAACTAAGCACCTCAAAGACCAAGAGGAATGCAGCCACGGTTGCAGAAACCATGTCACCCACCGTTGTGAGAAGTGTGCGCGATATGCGGCTAATGGTGAGGCGACAATCTTTGTTCCCAGAAAAGACACATAACGAATGGTAAAGAGCATGAAACGAGCATCCAGCCCAAACGCATCAGAACGCGAATACATGACGAAGGTGGCAGAGTTCGGATGCATCGCCTGTTACCTCCTAAGCGGGCAACAAGGCACACCCGCAGCCATACATCATGTTAACGGCAGTCGTCGCACTGAGAGCAACCCAGAGCCTCACAAGCAGGTATTAGGGCTATGTGGTGAGCATCATCAGGGCACGGCTACGAAACCAGGCGGATATGTTCATGGCAGGCTGGCAGAGTTTGAAGAGATGTTTGGCAGTCAGCAATCCCTAATTGAAATGACACAGGAGTTGATCGATGGCTAAGCGCAATGATTTCGAGCATCAGGAGCAGGTTACTTTGTTCAAGTGGCTAGCGTTGCAATACCCTGATCAGTACGACTCAACCTACGCCATACCCAATGCAGGACGTAGAACGCCACGACAGGGTGCCTACATGAAGGCTGAAGGGCTAAAGGCTGGTGTTCCTGATATCTGCATGGCTTATCCATCAAACGGCCTTCACGGTCTTTATATCGAGTATAAGACCACAAAGGGTAATCCGACTAAATCACAACGCGAATGGATTGCACGGCTTGATAAAAATGGATACAAGGCTGAAATCTGTTATGGGATAGATCATGCCATACGCACCATCAAGAGTTATTTGGAGGATAAATGATGCCAGCATCAATGTGGTACTTAGCCGGAATGGTAGTTTATATTATTATCGTGGGGTGCATCGTCAGACTGGTATCGATGAACAACCGGCCCTGATGTGGGCCGGATGGTGAGGCGTTATAACCAGCTACCGCGCTGCGCCATAACGAACTACATCGCGGCCCTCTTAGATCTACGATTAGCTAGTTTATCCTGTGACACCTGTGGCAAGTCGGCATCAACAACTAATCCCTTATCAATCAATACCTGCCACATGTCCTCTACGATCCTGGGCATATCTGAGTCGGTAGATGCTAAGTCAGCAAGTTTATTAGCAGATATCTCCTCAACCGTCAAAGCAACCGCATCCCACCCTGAGCCGTTCCACTTCTGCCTAGCATCACTGGGAGGACTGCCTACATCGACAGAGCCAACAGGCGGGGTAGCCCCGTTATATGCGCCAACATAATTCCCGTCTTGATCAGCGTAATACTTGTTCATGCGTAAACCTCGATGAATAGATCCCAGTTAGCATTGGTGAAAACAACCGTCGCACCCGTGGTCTTATCTGCTCCAATAAAAACGGAAGTAGCAGACGACATTCTAACGTTAACATTAGTCGCATCGAAGAACACGCCGCTTGTCCTGTTGTTCGCAGCATCGCCGCTGTTTACTGTTGGGACTTCCACTAGATCCCCTGGAGAATACCCTGATTGAGTAGTCGTGTTTACAACATACAGCCTTATGTTTTTCGGCTGCGCTCCTAAGCCATGCGCGAGGGTTATTAGCCCACCTGATACTATCGTTTGCGCGGTGCTTTGGAACTCCTTTGTAAAAATCACGGATAGAGATGAGGCTGATGGGTTCATCAACTCCCATACATCATTTGACGTATTTCTAACCAGCATCATTTCATACCCGGCTGCAGGTATGTCACCAATAGCCAGCGCCTGATTTCCATCTTTCTTAATGGTTTTGGCTGTGAGTCCATCTGGCGCAAAGGTAGGGTTTGTGATGGTATTGGCACCAGAAGCACGAACCCGTACCATAATGCCGTCCTTGAGCGCTCCGACAGCAGGGATAAACGTTGCTGTGATAGCGTCAACAGTTCCGGCTGCAGCTGCCGACCTGACCTGATCCGATGCTCTCCAGCTGGTTGTTGCATCCGCCACAGGGTCAATATTAAGGTTCGGGCTGATTAGCGAGTAATAGATTAAACCGTCTGTACCTGTCGCCCCGTTGCCTATCGCGTAGGTTCTGGCTGCATCCCAAGGGTCAAAGCCTGTTGTCGATGAGTTGCCCCAGTTGGTTCCGAAGTCTGTAACAGGATCGTTGTTCAGGTTGCTGCCGACCAGCGATGTATAAAGCTTGCCATCTGAACCATAGGCAGAGTCAAAAGCAGAGTAGGTAACGTTGGCGTTCCAAACCCTGCCAAGCCTCAGCAACTCCCAGTTTGTAGGTGATGACGTTGGGTTGTTGTTCTGGTTGTTGTTCGTGATGGATTGGTAGTCTTCGCCGTCTGACCCTCTGACCTTATCGCCGATGCTGTAAGTCGTTGACGCGTTCCAATCTGAAAAGGCTGAACCTTCTAGGTTACCGCCTACAGGATCAAACTGCTGTATCTGTTCGCCAGGAGCGCCGGGAGTGATGATCGAGTCTTTGAACGAAATCACATTGTAAGAACCAGAACCGAACACGTTAGGACATCGCCCCTCACCGTCTAGCTGTAGGGGATTATCGTTGCCTATGGTCTCTGAGATATCCGCGAAGGTATCTTTATCGGTGTTGTTCGTGCCGGTCTCGTTAAACTTTAGGAATCCATCAACGAGAGGATTACCCGACCCGTCAAAGAACTGCGCGAATGCTTCGATTATACGTGCCATTTATTGTTGCTCCTGTGAAACATGCTAGTATCTACGCATGGAACTATTGCTTCTCGCTATCTTGTTTTGCTTATCGCCCTATGCTGCCGCCTTCGTACTTGTTGGCGCGCTTGCTGTAGGCGTTATCTGTTTTGCTCTTGATCATCTTTAGGCTCGGTTGACTCAATATCGTTAATCAGCTGCGTTAGCGCTCTAGCCGATGCTGGGCTGTTGGGGTTTAACGCCCTCAATGCTTTCATTTCAGCCTTCCAGTTGGGATCAAATAGCGCCTTAGACAATGATAACACCCTGCGATTAAAGCCTGCATCATCTCCAACAGACACAAGAGTATTTATCGGGTTTGTGAATAGGTTTCTAATTCCCTGCACAAAGCCGCCTCGTAATTCCTGCTTGATCTCTTCTCGCGCTGCTGTCTGTGATCCGCCAGGTCTGCCAAGGCTTGCGCGTCTTAGTGCTGTCTGTAGAAACTTGAGGTTCTTTCTGCCCTCATCATCCAGCGCATTCATTAGAACCTTCGTGCCTTTGTCGTTCGGGAATATCGCCCTAAACAGTTGGCCGGGGATGTTCTCAACAGATCCCTCTTCAAGCGTTGACTTGATCGAGCCTAAGCGCCGCTCAAGCTCTACCCTTGTGATCTCATTCCATGCATCAGGATCAACGTCTGTGATAGCTTTCTTGGCTCTCTTTATGACAGCCGGGTTAGTCTGTTGTGGGTCGAATATCTTGCTGCTGACCTGTTTAAGTTGGGTATCATCAAGCGCTGCAATCTTGCCAATGATCGACTCTTGCACCTTCGTTACTGCTGGTGATGCTTCTGCAAATGCTTCTCTAGCCTCTTTGAATGCTGGGCTAGCTTCGTCCATCTGATCCAACAGTGCGCGTTTAACCTGTGTCAGCTTGGCTTTAGTCGTGTTACCGAGCGAGTCAGTACCGACCTTGTTCAGCATCTGGTCAATTTCTAGCTTGGCGTTCTGCAATAGCCGCAGGGTTGGCGGCTTCCCTTTCTTGCCTTTAATCAACCCCTGAATCTTGTTCAAGGCCTTCGCTATCTCCCCGGCTGCAGGCAATTCGTCAAGCTCCGCTGCGATCAAGTCATTAACCGGCTTTAGGTCAACATCTGCGCCTTCCTTGAATGCCAGGTTGAACAACGGTGACGTTTTCTCTTTGCGTATATCCTTGGCCTTCTGTAGAGCTGCTTGTGCTGCTGTTCGTAGCCGCTCTGCGCCCGTAATCACAGAGCTATCAGGCGCAATGGTGTTAATGAAGTTCTCGACCGCATCACCCGCCGCTTTATTCTGTGACCGTAGACCTTCAACAGCAGCCTGTGTACCCGCTGGAAGTTGAGCAACAAAGGATTGCTTCTCAAGTTGTGCAGGGATCGCTGTTTGCTGTGCCTGGAATAGTGGAACCCCTGTGGCTTCTGTGGCTTCTCTCGCTGCTAATACATTTCCTTCGACTTGCTTTAACTGCTCACCCGCTGCCCCTACCGCCGCAGTCTGCCGCGTTCCTCTGATTGCTTGGATAGCTGGGACAACCGCCTCTGCTAGCCCGCCTGTACCCGCTGCAATAGCCGTAGAGACAGGATCACGCTCTTGCCTACCCAACCCTACCCCGACCTCCTGTAAGCCCTGCTCTGTGGCTCCTGACGCCGCTGCGCCAAACCCTACCTTCTGCAATACGGTCTTGCCTAGATTCGCAAGTCTAGCCGCTGGTATAAATGAGAGAATCTGAGCAACACCTGTGGTCAAGTCTTGGGGTGATATGCCTGGACGGTTAAGCACTGATCGACGCGTTCCGCCACCTTCTGTCGGAACCTCAATGATCACCGATCCATCTGCTGTGGTTTCAAAGTTAGCGCCGGGGATATTCTGTAGAATGATGTCTTGCTGGGCTTTCTGGTCAAACGTCGATAATAGACCGGCCGCAATCTTGAACGTATCGCCCTCTTCAGTCGTGCCAAACTCTGGCAGCGTGCCCAATTCAGGGGTTGCCGCTATACGCTCGGATCCGGTAAAGAAGTCACCAACTCCGGTTTCGGGTTGTTGCTGTACAGGCTGCTCGGCCACTGCTGATCCACCAAACCGGTCAGTTGAGATTCCTGATTCTGCGTCTGCTGGATCTCCTCCAAATCTATCAACCATTATGGCTTCCTATGAAGTGTGCCGGTGTCGGGGCTGATGTAACTCGCACCAGATGGGAGTGAATCAAACTGTGCTTGGGTGAATGGGATTGCAACGGTTCCATTTACTACCGCGTCAAATATCACCTTTAACCGGCTCAGATTCCTAGTTAGCTGCTCTTGTGATTGGCTCTGCTCTACGCTACCAAGCACCGACTGCAACAGCCTGTTTTCGTTCTCAGATACAGAGCCGAGAGCGCCGCCTGTTGGGGAGTTCTCCCTCATTTGCTGCAGCTTGCCAAAACCCACGTTAGCCTTGATACCATTCAACGTATTCTTAAGGTCAAAAGCTGCAGTTCCTGGCACTGCAGAGGCTATAGAGCCTGTAAATCCTGTTGTTAGTGATTCAGTAGCCTGGAATAACGCTCTGTCGATATCTAATGACACGATACCGGCTTGCTGTTGCTTGGCCACTGCCGATGCGGCTTTCTTGGTTTCATCGCTCAGGCGTTTGCGCTCGTTCTTTATTGCGGCTTCTAACGCTTTTACTCCATCTCTACCGCCGCCCGCCGCGATGAATGCTGCAGATGCTCTAGCACCAACATCATCTGACAGCCCGGCAATCAACTCAGGCGGTGTTACCACTTGAGGCACTGGCGTGTCTCCTGCGACATTGACAGATACTAATGGCGTACTTGGCTTTGCAGCAACGGATGCGATTGGTTGGCCTTGAGCGTCGAATCGCTGTTGTCCTTGGCCGAGAGTGAATCCTGCCCCTGCTTCCTGTGGGCTAAGCACTGTATTAAGCTGCTGTAGATTCTGCGCTCCAGTAACCGGATCAGCCGCAAACTCTACCAAGAATTGACGCATCTCAGGCGATGGAATGCCCGCAGCCTCGTTTCGATCAATAGCGCGCTGTACCGACTCAAAAGCCGCCTGTGGGTTGTTCTGTGCTAACCCTGCTGCAATGCGTACGTCTTCGGTAAACTGTGCTTGACGGGCTTCTCCTGCCACCCCTGTAGCCTCAAACACCTTTAGCGCTAGACTTGGATCAGCCTGAGCCAATCCCTGATCAATACCAGGAATGCCGCCAAGAGCCGCACCAGCTAAACCACGCGCACGACCTACCCTGCCCTGTTCGGCTTGCTGCTGAGCAAACAACAGATTTTGCTGCTGTTGAGTTTCAAATTGTCGCTGACCGCCTGCAATGTTAGCAATCTGAGGTTGTGCGATGAGTTGTGCCAAACCGTTAGCCATAATATCTCCTAAAGCCTTGAAGCCTGGAAGGAAGACAATGCGCCGAACCCTTGTTGCGGCTGCGTCTGTTGAGGGCTAAAGAAGCCCTGTTGTGCAAGCTGCCCCACACCTTGTTGAATAGCTGATCCTACACCGAGAGTGCCAGCTGCCCGAGCGTTCGCCTGAGCTAGTGCAAGATTCGCCTGTGGTGCAGCTTGCCCGACCGCGATGTTAGCAAGACCTGCGCCTGCGGTCTGCTGAGCCGATGCCCTAGCCGAGCCTAGCGATGATTGTAGGTTAGCGAGATTAGTCCGAGCCTCGATGCCCTGCCCTGCAATCGTACCCAGCCGTGAAAACCTGCTTTGTATGTCCCTTGCTCCGAACCCGATAGCTTGACGCTGTAGTTCCTGTTGGATTCTACCGCCTCCTAGGCCTCCTGTAGCCGCTGCGTTACGTAATGAGGCCTGTTCTGCCTCTTCCTGTAGAAATGCCTGCTCAGGGGATTGCTGGAAGTTCTGGAAGGCCTGTGCCTGTGCTTCCGGCCCCAATGCTCCAGATATGGCGGCCTGTATATCAAATGCCCCACCCCCTACATCTGCGATAGGTTGCAGCTGCCTTTGTGCTGCTCCTGCGCCTTGTGACAATTCAGCTAGAGTCTGCGGTAGGGCTTGCCGTATATCTCCCCGTCCGGTTGCTGCCGATTGTGCGGACAGTCTTGCTGCGTCTGCCGCTCCAGCTCGTTGTTGACTGGCTGCCTGGCTTGCTGTTAATGCCCCGCCGACAGCTGCGCCTGCTATAGCCCCAGCTGGCCCGCCCAATACGCCGCCAACGATTGGGGCTGCGATAGATGCGACTGCTTTAAACGCTTTGCTCATTTTCCCGCCTCCAAGAAATCTATAATCTCTTGCTTAGTAATTCCCAAACGATACCGGCCCATCAGTTTACCGTCCTTAAAGTGGCTGTCTCTATCAAACCCCTCGTCCTTAAAGCCAAACCCTTTTGTGAAGTGATAAACGTTCTTGTATTTATGGGGGATGACTGCGTTAAGCTTCTTAAATTCCAAGTTAGCTAAACACCACTCAAATATTGCCTTACCTGATAGCGCTGAATACTTCTTTCTAAACTCTGGAATCATAAAGGCGTGGATCTCATAAACAGGGCCATTCAAGTGATGCACGTTGTAACAGCCAGCAATAAGATTATCTTCGGTCAGCATCAGCACCCAATATTCATTTAGAACGTCAGGTATGAACTCTGTCACCCCATCCTCTGCAATAGTCTCGAATATCTCAGGCATCGACGTAATTGCATGGGCCACGCTGAAATCTAGCGTTCGAACTGGTGTTAGACCAATATCCATCCTAATGTCTCGTCGCCCCCGATATCGTCCAGCTTTTTAATATACTTGATCGCCCCAGCTACTCCTGCATCGTCCATGTATTCGCGCCCTTGCTTGGCTACCACTACACCTTCAGGGCTTCCAGTGCCCACGATAAGGTCAAGTTCAGTCATCTGCTCAACCCATCTTTGAAACGTATCGAGCATGTTGCCTTCAGGATCCACAATCGACTGCGCTACATGCGGAACAGGGATATCAGGCAAACTTAGCCTCCAGTTTAATAATCACAGGCTTAACAGGATCTGACATTCTAAACTGCAAAATTCTAAATCTTGGCGCTCTACCATTCCTGTACCAAATCTGTCTTGTATCGTATTTGCCTATTTTACCAATAGATCGAACCCTTTGGAATTCGAATATTTTACCGTCATCGGATATCTCCATCGATACCATAGGGTCTGCTCTGTCTGAATTACCAACTCCAGATTCCATTGTTAACTCGATCATCGGAACCTTTACAGAATTACCTACGTTGGAGAATGGCTGAGTGGTCACGATTCGTCTTATTTCTTCCCCGTACTCTGTGAAGCATTCAGATAATAACTCGCCTATCCGCCCATCTATTAGATCGCCAACCAGGACTCGACCGTAAGCTGTAACAATTGCAGAGATGCGCCAGGACAGATCACTCTCGTTTATATGGGATGAACGCTCATGCCAGCGCTGGGAAACCAGGTCATATACAAACGTGTTCTGACCAAAGGTAAACCCTACAAAATAAGCACCTTTCTGAGCATATGAGAACGAGAATGCATCTTCAATCTCTTCATCTGATGCGTCTGATAACAAGTTGTCAATCGCTGTGGTGGATACTTTGGAGAAGTTGTTGCCGCTGAACAACCATACTGCAGGGGTTTCGTTCTCGCCCCCTCCGATCATGATAAATGAGCCGCTCGTCTTCGTCAGAGTAAACGGAGCGAAACAGCCTTTATCTAGGAATATGTTTGACCGGATGAACGGGAATCCTGCGCCAGCCGGACGATTCTGGAAGCCTTCTGTGGTTTCTGATCCAGTGATGAACAACTGATTACGCGCAACGATAGGCGCAACGATAACATCCGGGTCTGACTCTGCTGTGCCCACGTCTAGAGCATTCCAGCTGAGACCGTCATTTATTGCAGAGATGATCCATTTCTTAGTATCAGTTGATACAGCAAAGAAGCTATCAACAAACTTTACATGCTGCGGATTGCCATTAGCAGTGAAGTCTAAATCTGTAATCTGTTGAAAAGGCGTTCCGGCATTCTCATCAAATATAAACCCGTCACCACCTGGAACCAGGATCATCAGCTGTGTGCCGTTGTCGGCCATTGAAACCCGACCTGATCCGGTAATAGTGCCTAGTGATGTTGTGCTAAAGGACTCTGTTTGATCGGGGTTTATAGTCCGGTTAAGAACATATAGCGCGTCACCGTTAACAAAATAAGGAATACCGTTCTTTACGTGTGCGCCTCTGTTTACCTGCGCCACTGTGCCTGTAGTGGCTAACTGCAAAGCACCAGGCGTGCCAAACAGAGACTCTTGAGTTAGTCCAGATGTCTGAACGATGTTTGGATACCAGTTAACACAGCGCTGTGCACTTATCGGCAGGCTATCAGACTCGTATGAGCCGTTCGCTATAGGTAGCTCTACTTTGGCCATTAGTCCACCCTGTGAGTTGCGTCAGAAACTAGGATGTTGACGGTGTTAGCGTTGTTCTCTGCAAACACCTCCACAAAATCATTAGTATCAAAGCTGAGCTGCCAAGGTAGAGTTGTGCGTGAATTTGAAGAGCTGTTCATGTCGTTCTGCGCGCCGGAGTTAGCGATAACCACGCCGTTCTTTGCAATGTAAAATTTGCAGCTATTGGAGCCACCTGATGCCATCTTTGCCGAGAATGATGCCGTTACAGGTAGAACAGCGGTCTTTGCTCCCAAATATGTAAGCCGTCCAGCAGCCGTAATAGCAAACTGTGAGCTTCTTTCCTCAATCCATGTCCCTGCTACTAATACTGCGTTTGAACCATCCGTAGACGATGCAGAAATGACTGTCTCAGTTGCATTTGAGATCAACACCGCCAACGCATCTGGTCGAGTATTGGCGATGTCATCGTTAAGCTGGAATTCCCACTGTGCATCATCGGGGCTGATCGTGGCTAACATCGTGCCAAGCCCGGTCAGGTTCTTTGTGTTGATAACCGTGCCTGTTGCTCCTGCTACCATATTCGCAGATGATGCCGCACCATCAAGAAAGGTCACACCTGCTGCGAGTGCTACGAAGTTTGTATCAAGTGATAAACCTGTGAATGTGGCTGAACCAAGATCAATCATGGTTCCTGCAGCCTGAACGATTAAATTGCCGTTCATCAGCAGCACGCCGTTGGTCCCTGAGAACGTTAGACCGGAAGCGGTGTTGTTTTCAAATGAGATGTTATTGATCTGAGCAGCCTGGAAATCGGCCATTGTTCCTATTCCAGTACATGCGGTTACGCTAGCATCAACGAACTGGAAGACATAATCAGCGGCCCCTGTTAGCTCCAACAAGACAGCGTTGGGAGCATTAAGACGGATCTTGGTGACTTTGTTCGAGTCGCTTACCGACTTAAATAGGGAGTTTGTGCCGGTGTACGTCAGCTGGACAATCGATGAATCTGCAGCCCTGACGACCGTATTATTGCCCAATAAGAACCCATCAAGCCCGGTATTGATATCGTTGACAAATAGATAATCTGTGTCATCCGCTAATGGGTGACGTCCTGAGACTACTGATGGTAGGTCTGATTCTTGAGATATAACCACAGTCTTAGTAGATGTTGGAGCAGCAACGGCTGCTATCTGAATTCTGTTTCCATCCTCGGCAATCGATATGCCAGTACCTGCAATAAAGCTGCGCAAGATAGGCTGCGTCACTGAAAGGTTTACTACAGGCTTGGCTCCATCGGTATTCTGAGTGAAATTGTGGTTTAGCGTGATGCCACCTTGAGGGCTAACAGAAGACTTAACGCCAAATCCGTCCTCAAGGTTGCGGATGTTGTTTACAGTGCCGACCTTGTTAAGAACAGGGGTACCAAGCACATTACCCTGCTGCACCAGTGTGCCAGTAGTGCCGAAAGCTGTAAGCATGTTGGCGAATGAAATCTTGCGGTTGCTGCTCAGCGTTACAAAGTCAAACGTGGCATCAGCTGGGATCGTAGTGTCTTCAACAAATACACTCTTTTTACGTCCGTTTGATTGATTACTCATGGCGTTTCATCCGCTGTGTCTTCTTCCAGGCCGATAGAACCAGTCGATTCAGCCAAGATATTGTCTTGTAGGTCGGGATAGAACTTGTGGTGACTGTGGTTGCAGCCTTCGTTACCAGATCCGATTGGCAGTGTGCTTGGGAATTCAGCAGCACCGATTGTCACGGCAAGGACCCGCATTGTATCAACGCCGTCTCGCGCCTTCTGCGTTAACTCAAAGGGTACAGGAGCGCCGTCAGAGAACTGTGTCCACAAACGCTCAGCTAGACCGAATATCATGCCTTCAATGGCACCAGCGGCCACTGTTATAGGGCTGGACATCTTGGTTACTGTGGTATAACCCAGATCGATACCTTTAGCGTCAAGAGCATCCATCATCCGATTGAGATACCGGATAGCAGACTGCGCCTCAGACTCTCCCAGAGACGCCTCACCGCCGAGTACAACTATCTCGGTCAATGCGTCCTTTATGATTGTTTCTGCTGTCTCAGCCATGATTTAGACCTTATCAGCTTTAGGCTTGCGTCCTGGCTTGCCTTTCTTCTTCTTCCACCCTTGAGACTCCGCGTATTTAACCATTACCTCTGTGTCTTTCAATTCGATTTCAGCGCCGCTTTGGCGAATGTAAATGGTCATGCGTGATTCCTCAGAGAGGGCATCCTTGCCCTTGGTTGATTAAGCGATAGCCGGTAATGTAGCGGTAGGCCCGCCGAACCCGATTACTGCCCAGCCTCCTGCCAGGAACATCAGCTCAACAGCTTCGCCCGCAGTCGTGAAAGTGATAGTTGAATACCCAAGTCCATTTGCCGGGGTTAGTACGCCACTCCCGCCATCAACAACATGGACGACAATTTTACGTTGCCCAATATACCCATCTGCAATAGTCAGAGCCTGCGCCCCGCCGTCAGATGTGAACTGAGTAATTGCGGTAATAACGTCAACAGCGCCAGCGCCGGTGATAGCCTGGATGTTTGTGTCTGTGGTTAGTATCAGCCCGGTAGCGTCACGCGTTAGCGCTAAAGTACCCACGCCGTCAGATGCCTTTACGGTAATGAAATACTCAGCATCTAGATCTGCTGAAATATCATCGAAATACCCTGATGCCCGAACCGTTGCCATTGCGTCTGTGGTTGTATAGGCAAACATCTTGCCCTTGTCGAAGGCCTTCCCTTTGCCTCCCATTGCTTTTAAACCAGTTGAATTGAATGCCATTTTCTTATCCTCAAAGAGTTACCCCGCCGAAACGGGGCTTATTGGTTGCTAGATGCCGAACAGCTGACCAGCGAATAACGGGTTCATAACCCCGTAAGCTGGGCGGAAGTCGATACGCACCAGCTGCTCGTTCTCAAGGAAGTTGACGCCTTTAGACACCCGCAGCTGCAGACCGTCTTTAGTGGTAAAGATGGTATCGGTGCTGTGTAGGCGCTTGATAGGCACTGAGGTTACAGTGAACGCGTCACGATGCCAGAACAGACCAGGCTGTACCAGAGTCTCAGCTGCACCAGACAGGGTGATAACATCACTGTTGGCAATAACCTGCGATACAGTATTGTACTGACCATCCGATTCGAAGATGGCAGGCCCGGTTACAACCAGCGTTCCTTCTCCTGATGCTCCCAAGGTTACAGTTTCGGTCACGGTTCCAGTCCACAGAATCGCAGCGCCTGCAGCGTTGACAATTGGTTGACGGGTTGACAGGTTCAGCCGGTTAATCGCACCAGATGCAGCGGTCACGGTGACAATCTCACCAGCAGCCACAACCAGATTAGCCTGGAATGCGGTTACCGCCAAAGATTGGGTCATTGTGTCCTTCGCACCTAGATAGGTGGGCGTAGGGGCTGCGGTCATAGTACCAGCACGGTCTGCACCGACTCCGGTAGTATGGGTTGACAAGGTATCAGCTGCTAGAACCCGCATTCCTGCAAAGTCCTCAGTGATAACACCACGGGTATGAGCTGAACGAACCAACCCACCAGCAGTACCACCAGCACCCAGAGAGCGCTGCACATCGGCCAAGGCGGTTTGTGTAAAGCCGTTAATGGCTGCATTCCAGCGACCATCGCGGGGGACACCAGTTGCACCAAGAACAGCGCCTGCGTTTGCAATATCGCTCCAAGCGTCGATAGCGGTGCTAACCGTACCGGACAACAGAGCGGAATTGTTCTTCATGAACCCGGCAAAGTCCAACTCAAAGTCGGTGACCATACGGGTTGCCATCGGAGCCAGAAGCTCAGGCAGGTTGCCCATCTTGATCGCTTCATCAGCTTCGTCGTAATCAACGAAAGAGGTGAAGTAGTCTTGAACTACCGCGCTTGCCTTACCTGTGATGATATCTGACTTGGTTTCGCCTGATACGTCACCCGTTGAGGTTCGGACGGTCACAAAATCAGTTGGACGACTAATATCAATTGTGTCGCCAGTATCCCCTTTGAATTTACCTGCGAATAGCTGAGTGTTGACGTTTGCCGACAACACACGCTCGTTCTCGAATGCCGGAAGGAATGCATCCATCAGCTTCCGAGTGAAATTACTGTCAAAATTGTTAGCCATGAGTGGCCTCCATTAGCTGTATGTACCTCCTGATAACCAGGGATCTGATCCTTCTGGTGCGCCGCGTCCACTTAGGACTTCAGTCGGCTCAGGGGCTTGTGATATTTGTGGTTTTAACGATGCTGCCTTGGTGCGAATCTCAGCGTTTACGCGGATTGCCGCCTGCATTGGACTCATACGACTTAACGCATCAAGCTCAAGCGGGTTTGCGGCGAGATACTTAGTGATCAGCGGGCCTTCCTCATCCCCTAGGATGAACGTAGCCAAATCCTGGCTAATCCCATACTGAACCACAGTCTCTCCGGCGCGTTCTACTTCACTCGCATCAAGACCAAGCTTTACAGCGCGACCGTTGTACTCTGTTACAAGTCCATCGATCCGCGTCTGATCTGCTTGCACCTTGTCTTCTTGCGTTCGGGTTACCTGATCTGCTGCAAACTTCTGCTGCGAATCAAACTGAGCCTTGCGCGTAATGGCGTCGTCACGTTCACGGGTCTTTTCCTCATAATCATCTGCATATGGATCAACAGGAGGAGGAATAACCGGGTCATCGCCTTGCTCAAGCTTCTGCAGTCGGGCTTCCAATTTATTAGCACGCTCCTCTGACGCTTCGGCATTGCGTTCTGCCTCTTTCATCTGGAAGTGCTTCTTGTTGATCGCCTTATTGACAGCCTCTTGATCTATGCCATCTGTTTTCGTTTCTTGTTCCGCAGTCGCTAAGTCTGCTCCGCTCTCGACGGTTCCTGCGTCAACCTCTGCTGTGCCTTGGTTCAGGTCAGCACCTGCCTCTTCAGTTTGTAGCTCACTCATGTGTCATGCCCTTTCGGTAGTCAGCCTGGATATCGTCCAGTACGATTTAAAACTTTAATGATTATACATCATATCGATAGGTTTTAACTATCGGTCTGTAATGCGGTCTGTAACGCTCTGAGTCTCAGACGTTGGACTGATAGCGTCCTGGTTCTCTGTGACCAACTCAGCCTGCTGTATGAACGCCTCTTGAGTGTGTGGCCCCACGATAACATCGACCCCTTGCGCCTCTCTCAGCGTCTTGAGGGTCTGAGCCTGAGTGTTCAGCTGCTTGATGATGTCGTTGTTCTGCTGAAGAATAGCCCTGAATACTTCCATATCCATTTTGTCATCGTTCTGCTCAGCATCAATAATCTGCTGTTGCTCTTTAATCCTCAACTCTTCAATCGCCAACTCTGTCTTATCAGAGCGCTCCTGTGCCTTAGACACTACATCGGCTGTCTGTGCCTGTGCAAGCTCTAGACTCGCTGTCTCGATAGGGTTTTGCTCTGGTGGCTGCTGTGCCGCTGCTTCCTGTGCGGCTTGGATCTGGGCGCGTTCGTCATCAGTCCACTGAGACTCTGGGATCATGCCCTGCTCTAGCATCCTAGCCCGAGCGCGTTCTGCCAATATGTCGATACCTGGTGCTGCGATGTTGTTGAGTAGAACGTCAGCACCAAGACTAAGGATTGACGGATCGATTGCAGCTAGGCTCTCGATTGCCTTCGTAGTCTCTTGCTGGCGGTTCTGGAATGATGGACCACTTGAGCAGGTTACGTCGTAATTACCCACTGAGAGGTCGTTTAAAGCCACATCTTCGCCTGTTTCGTCGTCTCTAACGATGTCATTGAGCATCTGCATATCAAACGAACCGTCTTCGTTCAGGATGCGCCTCTGCTGCTTGGTGTCGATAGCTCTGGGTAGTGCGTCGATGATGATCCTTGCGGTATGGCAGATAGCGATCTCTTGTGACTCGAAGTAGTCAACAGTGCTGATGTCACCTTTGTTCTGCAACCGCTCTAACGCTACACCTGACTCATTGGCAAGCTGCTGACCCATGTTGGCTGCGAAGACACCACCGGCTTCTGTGATGTGCTGACCCATGTTGGCAACGGTTGTTTGTAGGCCTCCGTTGATCTGGGGTCCACCTAAGCGATAAGGAGGTGGCTGATTATCAACATGCGTATAAAGCTGAACAGGATCAGCGTTGGTGTTCATTGTCTGCAAGGTGTCAGTATCTGCTACAGCCTGCTCTCTGGTGACCATCAGCTTGTCGCGTGGTGCCAATGCTCCCTCTTCCACATCTCTCGACGCTGCGTAGTTCAGAACCCGCTGAGCATCCATCAAGTGATCAACGACGCCTTGATACATAACCCTGTTCTCGGTTATCTCAAAGTTGCCATAGGTTGGGATGACAGGTAGCCATTGGAATACTGTGCGCTTCTCATCATCTAGCCAATCGGAGCCATCAAACTTACGTGTAACAACGGTAAATGTGTCACGTTTGCGCCGCTTCTCCTCGGTCACACCGAGTTGCTTCAATTCCTTCTCGACTGACTTAAACTTGTCATCAACCTTATAGACTTTGCCGTTTGACATCTGTACCAGCTCGATCTTCTCAGGCTTTCTCCATAGGAACTCACCAACCACAACCTTATCAACGCCGTTGCAGTGCGTCTCTCTTGTACGGTCTTCACCGACTGACATCCCTGTGCCTTCAGGGAACTTCTCATCATAGGCGTCTTTGGTCAAAGCTTGGAGCACAAAGCAATACTGAGCGTCCGACATGTCTTGCATCTCAGCGCCAGGATCAAACCACACCCGGTCTACAGCGTTGGCAATCTTGCGAATGAATAGATCCTGATCGAATGAGTCTCCGTCTGCCCACTCTTGAGTTACACGCCAAGCATCAAAGCCTGTCTCGATCATCTTGCGGGCTGATGCGTTGAATACTTGTGATGCGTTAGACACGTTCTCGATGTTCCGAACCAGACCATCGATAACCTTGGCTATATCCTTTGTAGCTTCACCACCGGCTGGCTTAACCTGGATGTCAAAGTCGGCTTGCTTCAGCTCACCAGCGATAGATTTGACGATAGGGTTGCACTTGTCAAACGTGTAACGAGGTCGTCCGCTCATCTTCTGGACTATAGATGGCTCCCACTGCCCATCTTTATCCTTCAGGAAGTGAGTTATCTCCCGCACACGATCACGGTTGTCATGCTCGGACTCTTGAGCCTTGTCGAGCAGCTTCAGCACATCGGTGTGTTTCGCGAAGTCTACCATTTGGTTACCATAAGCTTGAGAAGTTAAGTTCTGTCATCGGCTTCATTAAATCAGGCATCTCTTCACCCATAGCTAAGCAATCAGCCATACCTGGTGATTTGATGTCGTGCTTGTTCTTCATTTCTTGCTTGCTCATTAGCTGAATCTTACCTGTGCCGTTTGGCTTGCGCGGTATCCGGCACACTTCCGATCTTAATTTGTTGATCAGCTTAATCTCACTAGAGATGCTGATGATCGAATCAGGGTCTACATACTTTCCATTGGTCACTGCCTGCCATGTGTTGAAGAACCGACCGGCCAACCTAACGTAAAACTGTGCGCGCTTGTTGTAGAACATCTCTGCGTTGGTCTTCTGCTTATCCTGATACACGCCTTCATACTTGGCTTTTGGATCATCTGGGCTGTTTGAACCCTTATACATACGAGCCTCGCACTTGATGCCCTTGAGGTTCGTGTCTACCTCTCTACGCAGTAATGCGCCCATGCCGTCACAATCCCATGTGAATAGGTCTGCATTAGCCTTGATGGCGCGGTCTGTAGCGTCGTCTAAGGCCTCATTACCGTTCTTAGCTATGATCTCATCAATGTCTGTGTAAAGTATCCCTGTGCGGCAAGCGTAGCCCTTTGAATCACCGCCCTCATCTGCTGGGTCGAAAGCAACAACCGTCGCACCCTTTGGATCAATACCAAGCTTCAGATGTGAATCAATAGCAGCGTCAAACCATGCCTTCTTAATAATGGACCGTTCGATGCTCTCGTTATACTCACCACCCCAGATGTGATCATACTCATCCTCATCCAGGTTCTGCTTATCGTCTGCCCGTTCTTGCTCAAGCTCTACAGGAAACCACGGATTATCCTGATAGTTGACCTGTACAACCATAATCAGATCGTCTTCATACCGTCCTGTACGTGCTAACTCATCCTCTGCCCTAGATAGATACTTCTTACTGATAGCATCCTCTCTGGAGTTACGGTTCATCGTGATCCATATCTCAGGCGGGTCTGAGTCTTCGTCCAGGTTGTCTTTAACTGATGACCGTACCGAAGGTGTCAATACTCTTAGACTGCTCTCGCTGACTGATTCACCCTCTTCTATCCACAACCGCTTGATTCCAGCTATCGACTTCATTGAGGTGATGTTGCGGGCCAGTCCTTTATAGAATATCTCACCTTCAACCGATGAGTTGATTTTGTTGTTGGTTATAGTGAAGCCTTCAATCCCTAACCGGTCAATCTCTTGCTTCAGACTCTCATGTACGGAGTCTTCAATAGATGTCTGGAATTCACGTGTACAGCAGATCCGCTCGCCCTGGTCGCATAGCATCAGCATGATATCGCCAACACCAATAGACTTGCCCGAACCTCGCCCACCTACTGCGATCTTGATCCGCTTAGGCTTAGACAGCAGCCATGCTATCCCCTCTGGGATGCGTAGGGCTATGCTAGCCATCTTTCTCTGTAGTCACTGGCATAACGGTCCATGTGTTCTGGATGGGCTTGCCACCACTTGTAACGTCTGCGTTGTCTTTCAACCCTAGATCACGGGCGATAATGCTGGCGTTCAACAGCCCTGCGCTAGCCCCTTCGAGCTTCTGTGTTCTGATAATATTCTTAATCGCTTCTGTGACTAGCGAGTAATCATCTCTTTCTTCGTAGTCTCCAAACGTCCTGCGGCCTATATCTAGGAAGATACACAGCCCCTCAATGGTCATAGCGCGCATTAGCGGCTCAGGGTTTGTTGACACCTCCCCCTGGTAAACTATCGACTTTTGAAGGGGGTTATCGTCAACCCATTGGAAGTATTCACAGGCAGCATCAAACAACTCATCAGCAGACGCAAAAATAGGCTTTCGCCCATGTGTGCTTCGTGCCTTCCAGAACTGGTTGCCTTTTGCTCCCATCACTTATTCCCTTTCTTCTTACCCTTGCGCTTCTTCTTCTCTTTCGGTGTATGGCCTGGTATGGGACTATCCTCCTAGACGTATTGACGCCTTTGCTGTGAGTTTATTCGGCTTACATTTGATTGGTTGATTCCGTACATATGCGCGATCTGAGTCTGTAGGAACAAGCTTGATCTTAACAGGTCGCGTATCTCATTTACCTCTATTGCATTGATCTTCTGATGCGTCCTATGCTTCTTAGCTGCGTCTATTATGTTTTCTTGATTCGTCCCTATCCACAAATGGTCAGGATTAACACACATTCTATTGTCACAAGTATGACAAACGAACAAGTTATCTGGTATCTCGCCCCTGAAAACACGGTAGCTCAGTCTATGAGCGTAATTTTCTCCCTTACTCCATTTACCATGTATGGCTGCATACCCGGACTTGTGAGGCTTATAGCTCCATACCCAGCAATCGCCTTCCTTGATCACATGGTTCTCTATGTATTCCTCATATGATGACGATAGGATACGACCTGGCATATCACTAACCTTTAATCTGTTTACGTATCTTCAATAGTGTGTGCACAGTTGTTATTTATCCTCTGACCGTCTGCCTACCGTCGCCAACTCAGCCTTCTTAATCTGGGTTTCTAGCAATTCGTTCGTAAGTTTTTGCTGCTGTGTTCGGATCTCTATAAAGACTTTGACGCCTATTCCTATTGATACGCATAGGCCGACAATACCAATGATTAAATTCAATCCATTAGGGGCGACCATCACACCCGTTCCTGTAGCGAGGGCATTTGTCGCATGTAATGCCTTCTCCTGTGCAATCAACTGTAGGCCCGCGCTTACTGTCTCGTTCACTTTTGATTCTCGCTAGAGTTATTCGTAAGGCAATGGTCCAGATGATCGAAAGCCAAAATAGGGCCTGTAACACCTCTGTTAGGTCTGTGAACCATTCCATGAACATCGTCCGTAATCCGCGTAGAGAGCATCAGCGCCATCTGTATCGCGAACGCTATCCCTATCACCCAGTCATAAATATGTTCTACCTCATTGCCTAAATATTCGGCGTACCAAAACGCTATATTAACAGATACAGCAACGCAAAAAAGCACCATGAGACAAGTGCTTAATCGACATTTGATCCGAGTAAGTATAATTATACTGAGAAGCGGTGCCAATCCCTCGTAGCCGTATTCGGTTAACGTTTCTTTAACGGGGGTATACCAGGGTGATTCGGAGAGGGCATACGATGCTGCTGTGACCAATAATATTGTTATGCAAGCACGGCGACGACTGACATCAGGCCAGTTGGTAAATATAGCAAAAGCAAGAACCATCAATACTGCGCCGATCATTTTCCGGCTGGCTTCTTAGTGCGGCGTCTACGCCGAGGGACGATTGCCTTGTTTCGCTGTTCCTTCGACTTCTTTGGCGCTGCCATATTGCCTCCTGTAGGTTATATGTATTGTATCATAGATGTAGAAAAGCCCGCATTCAACGGGCCTTTCGTAGTCGCCAACCGGCGTAATCGATTTATGAGTGGTAGTTTCGCCAACCAACCTCATGCATTGCTCCCGAGCCATCAGGCCATTGGGCATTTGAGGAACCGCCACCAATCAAGTTGTCGGTGACTTTAAACTTTTCAATGCTAGTAAGGTATAGGTCAGCTGCTTCCAACTGATGCCTTACCGAATCCGGCGCTTTGATGGCAGGCCGGGGCTCGTCGCTGGTCACAGGGTCAATCAGAGATTCGACCGGGGCAAAGCCCAGAACATCCGTCGCCTGTACCGGCATAGCGAATGCAAACAGCATCGCTAGGATTGATAGGAGTGTTAGTTTCATGGCGCTTCCTCTTGGTTAACGTTCTGCAGAAATTTGATTATATATTGTTTGTTGCGGTTATCCATTATCCTTTAGTCTAACAATGTTATTTATCTATCCTCCTATGAGTCGTTAATTAGACGCCCGGCTTGATGTCGCGCTTGCCTTCGTTGACTGGTCGCATATTGTCGTACCCCTTTGAATACTTGGTTAATCGATAGTTTCTTTTCCACTCGGGCCACTTTGCAACTCTAGCCGAGGCTGCATCCACGCTTAACCAGGTTAATCTATCTTTCATCCACTCCACCTCATCCGTTTAAATTATCAATGTACAAATCAATATCGTGATCGTCCCAGTTACGCCTCGGGCCGCGTGTTCCAAGTTGAGTGTTTTTAGCCATGTGGCGATATCCCCACATCTTCCAGGGTACGGTAGTTACGAAGTCATGCCCATGCCGGTATTGAGTTACTTTGACCCCATCCAGCTTACCCAGTGCAGATACCCATACCGCTCGGGGGCAGCCAAACGTTACCAGCTCCTGGACGTTATACCCCATCGACTTAAGCATGATCGCAGCGCATACAGCCAGGCCACCTCCCAGAGAGTGTCCGGTGATAGTTAGCTGGGCGCTTCTACCAAAGAACTTACTAAGGTGCTCATCGACTACAGCCCTTGCACCTTTGAGGAATCCGCTATGAGCTAGGCCTACTCGTTTGTCGTAGCTGGGGAATACTCTCAAGTCTCGAACGATATCCTCCCACCCGCCCTTCGATATAAGGCTTTTGGTTTCAGTGCCACGAAAGGCAATGACTGATCCGGTAGGCGTGTTGGTGATTAGGTACTCAACGTCTGCGATGGAGCCTGTGCGCCGCTTGTAGCTATCCTTGCATTTCTGGGCTAGGTCTTTATGGCTGATATTCATCGCTCTCTCCTTTTGGGTACGCTGCTCTACTCAACTGCCAGTGTGGCATATCTTGATTCTTCCAGAAACCGCCCCATTCAATATCTACGCTTAACACTATGGCCGCCGAAAACATCGCCGCTGCAATCCTACGATACATCCACGGTCTGTGCTGCGTCTTGCGCTCATAGTACGGGTACAAGTCAACAGCGAATGCAAATCCGTCTTCATCGGGTAAGTGGCGTGAATCCATCGTCCATGATACGCCGTTTTTAATGTTCTCCTGCTGCTCCAATACTGTGCGTAAGCAATCAACGACTGAGAAGTCCATGCGGCTGATTAGTATCGCTCGACGCACTACCGCTACGATGTCAGGCTTTCCGCCCTCTAGATGCCTGTTTGATGCCTTGCCGAGTTGATATGTCATCATCTCTCCCTATCTCTACGATTCATCCATCCATCTGCATCATACCATCTGCGCCTAATCCTGCATTGTTCTGCCATATAGCGGAAATATCTGATGCAATGTGAATTCATTGTTAACACATCTTCGCCCTGTTATGTGCCCTGGCCTTGGACACGGAGCCTCTCCTTGAGTTTTCAGAGTGCGTAACCCACTCCATGTTTTCCAAGTAATACCCTTCTGACGACTCTACACGGTCAACGGATGGCGTTAGTTTCCTGTCGTACCCGCTGAACTCCCATACTAGAAACAGCATGTGGAACTCTTCAGAGGCTAACGCCCATTTATAAAACATTTGACGATCTAAAAGAGATTTCCCGGCGTATAGGTGATGCTTTGCCTTCTGTACTCCGGTTATACGAGACTGCATGTTTCTATAAAGGCGCATAATAAAGCCCTTCTTGGTCTTCTCGTACTTCTTGGTGTTGGCGTTCCCGTCTGCTTTGCGTCGTTCTCTCTGTCTCTCTAATTGCAGCGCGTTCATATCACTTCCTCAATCATGGTTAACATGATTATATTAACACATTTCAGGAGTGATGCGCTGGTATCCACAAAGGCCCGTATCCTTATGGTAGGTCTTAACGTGCGCTGATCTGTCTGATAGCCAGCCTCCTCTTGCTGCATAAGCGTCTGGAGCAGCGAGTGTCTGATGCTGAGTAACAATCATGCCGCTAAACTCCTTCTCGTTGTAGTGGTGATAGTGGCCTGTCTCGCAATACCTAAACTTGGTCGCTCCCCACTCTTCAGGAAACATTGCGGCAAACATCAAAGGTAGCTCGCTAAACTTCAACTTGTGCCCGTGCGACGATGCCAACATGTTCTTGCCCCATGTGTGGCAATTATAAGGCCTAGGCGATCGATCAATGGCAATGCGTGGCTCGTCCTCATACATCGCGTGTAGCCACTCCCTCGCAGCCGCAGAGGTAGCTGGGTTATGATTGCCTTCAGACTTAATCATAATTACGTTCTGGTGGGTTTCGAGCAGCATTCTGATTATCTGCCTCGTTGTTCTGACCATAACTCTGATCAGCTTCTGCGGGCGAGTATCGCTATCCAGTATGTTGCCTGCCGTGGGAGTGACTGCAGCCATGGAGTCGAAATGTTCATGGTCTCCTAGGTCTAGGAAATATGCGGTGTTGGCCTTGGGTGCCTCGTGGATAGCAGTGCGAAACCATCGTATAAGCAAGTCTTCAGCAATCTTCAAGTCCCAGTCTTCGCCAGTCTCTTCTCCCCACGCCAGGCAGCCTAGGTGATAATCGGTAATAACAAACTGGTTAGCTAACTTTGAAACCGAACGTATTGGTCGCTTAACAGGCGGGTAGGGCTTCATATCCTCCTGAAGCGCCTCGACATACGCCTCAAACATTTGCACACGATGTAGATCGTCAGCGGTGGTCTTGACCCATTGGCGGGTAATCTCCCCTTCACCGTTAACCTCTGTGGTCAATCGCTCGACTAGAAACCCCTCCGGCGTGGTGTCTCCTAGTATCTGGCCTGGAGCTGTCCCGCTATGGGCTGCTCTAACTTTGATATCTCTAACTGTGCGTCGGGCTGTGGACTCATTTATCCCTAATTTTCGCGCCGCTTCGGTGACGTTGCCGATGGAGTTGCTGGCCTCAATTAGCTTCCGTTGGTGATCGGTATTGCAGAATTCAATCAGTGATAAATAGTCCATTATCAAGCCTCGTTTGATTGTATCATATTGGATTTAGGTGGTTAGCCATAAGCCCACTGGATGAGAATCAAAAAGTGCATCTCTCCATACCAGCGTTCCTGACCTAAATCGTTCTCGATCAGATACGAGTTAACTCCGATCTGCTTGACATTGTATTGAGCTGGTGCCGTGAGTTGATCACTGAAGCCGTCGTTGTCTTTGCAGATGATAATCATGGTGTTCTCC